CCCTCGCGGGCTCCCTGGTCTTTGTAGGGGACAGCTTATATGAGACGGAGAGAACTTGGACCGGTTCATCTGGTCCATACGTCACAGCCTTCTTACAGGACAAACTGCGCACCCGGTTGGGGCACAGGTGTTTATTATCCTGGGGGAGAGCAATTCAGTGCTTTGAGCCGAGTTGAGGTAATGGAGGACGAGGAATCGCCCCCACCCCCTACGAGGTTTAAGCCCTGTAAACATGTAAGTTTAAAGTGTGACTGGCCTACGTTCACTGGTCGCCATGCAACAGGACACAGGTACATTGATAACAATATCAATGGTACTGTGGACTATGACATGGATACGGCCAAATGGTACGCAGCTAGTGGCACTATGACCCACGTGTTGTCTAATATGGGAGATGGCAGTGAGGATTTATCCTTCACACATGACGATTTCTGGCGTTTGTCACATGCTTGGGAATCGATCAAACCATCTATAGAACCAAAATTAGACATACTCGTTATGCTTGCCGAGATCGATGAGTTGCCTAAGCTGGCTCTCTCTTTGCGAGAGAAGTTGGCGGTCCTCTTTACAGGGGATTCGACTACTCGTACGATCGCTCGGTTAGTTGACGGACTGAAGGCTGTCAAACGTAAGAAAGGTAAAGGCGGGCTATTCAAAGCCATCGTTGACGAAGGTTTAACCTCCGTAAGCGGTGAGTGGCTCGAATACAATTTTGCGTTGGCTCCAACAGTTGCTGACCTTATGGGCATCTTGAATTCAATCTTCACGTTCCGTAAGGAACTAGAAGACTTGATCAAGGGTGCGGGTAAACCCCAAAAAATCAGTAAGTCTTTTACGACTACTGACGAATGGGCCCCGAAAGAAATTTTCCATAATGAATGTGCACGGTATCCCCACTGTTATGCGACAAATAAATGTCCATACCATAGTGATGGTGATTTTAAAACATGCACAGGTCAGCGGTACCAGAAGTTGTACCCTGGCGGTGTTACCACTCGAATTGGGATGACGGTGTACTACCGTTACTCACTACCCGACTACATTGTCGGACTCGAGGGTAGCATCAGAGCACTTTGCTCGAGCTTGGGCTTGCGCCCAGGCCTGGGCACCATCTGGGAGTTAATCCCGTTTTCGTTTGTAATCGATTGGCTTTTGCCAATTGGCAGCATCCTGGAGCGCGCGAAAGCAGATCCGTGTCCGGTGAAAACCGAGATCTTGGATATCTGTTTTTCGAAGCGCGAAGAGATTAATTTTCTCATTCAGGGCAGGACCAATACGTGTGCCTATAATAAGGACACAACGATTGTGAGCGGAAAGCAGGTTAGATACCTGCGGGTGGTTGGGCCGGAGTACCTTACAATGATCCCATCTTTTAGATGGCCAAAGTGGTTCCAGCTGTCGCTTGGTGCTGCGTTAGCGAAGTCGCTGACACACCGTTAAGGTGCACCAGGTTGCTAATACCAATAAATCCTTAACTTATTAACGGAGATTTCCTATGTTAGACCAGGGTCAAACCATCACTGTTTCTGCTACTGAACGCGATTACAACTTAACCACGTTCGACGGGATGAAGACTGAGCGGATCGCTCAGCTCCCGGACGGCTTACAATCACAAGTGGTCATTAATCATGACCGTGCGAAAAGCGGAATTAACCGCCATCTGCATCAACTTGTGACTGAAGTGCAGAACAGTGAGACCAACGAGGTTGGTGCCATAACGATCAATGTTACCGTGCAAGCCCCAAAATGGGTGCAGAATACTGCAATCATCGCGGAGTACACTGGTTTCACTGCTTTCGTTGATGTGGCTCTGCCTCGTACACTGGGATTCGAAAGCTAACACTAGTGTTAGCCTAGACCCAGTCGTCACATAGGCCCGGATCGTGGAGCTATAATAATGGCCGACGTGAAAAGACCTAAGGTGGACAAAGAATACGTCCAAATCTTCAAATCTCTTCTCGTGGATGTCGAGCGCCTTACTGGGCTCGATATGGCACGTGATTCTGAAGAAATTCAGAATCGCGTTGCAAATGAGGGACTGTCATTCCTTACAAAGACGTTGCCGTCATTCTACAAGCACATTCTTGAATGTGTTGAATGTGGCCGCTTCTTCCCGGTTGCTGGTTTTAAAACCATGCGGTCGGGGCCTCTCCCCAAATTTCTTCAAGGTTTGGTCTGCGGGCTGTTTGAGAACAACGGTTCCTTACGTAAAGAAAGGTTGTCTCCCTACCTAGGGCATATCGGGCAAATTTGCACAATTATGTATAAGTGCGAGTTCCCGTACACCTTGGAGCAGGAGATGAAGAGGCTAGAAAAGTTTATGGAGGTTGAAAGTGAACTTCCGGAGACTATAAAGCCGTTGCCTTTCGAGACGGAAACTATCCTACGAAACGCAATTGACTTTGGCCTGGAGCTTTTCCGGGACTTCAGTTTAACTGAGTTGCCTAGAATGGGCCCAGGGGCAGTTGCTGACCGTGCAAAGGCACAGGAGAAATATGACTTTGTCTTCTCAGACCGTATTGACGATGTTTTCCCTTATCATGAATGGTTCTACGTTAGTAGGACTACTGATGAGGTTGATAGCTTCACTGGACACCTGGTACAAGACCGGGGGTTACAGAAGGCTATACTGCGCCCGCAGAAGAATGTGTCGCGTGTGGCCTGGGCAAATAACCCATTGCCACCGTCGCGCGGAATTTTTGTAAACAAAGATTCACGTGGACCACGATACATCTCCGCTGAAGCTAAGGAGCTGATGTGGATTCAGCAGGCTGTAGGAAGGAGCATCATGGATCACCTAGAAAGGCATCCGCTAAGTCGCGGACATGTCAATTTCAGTGATCAGACAATAAATGGTGCTTTAGCCTTATCATCGTCAGTCGATGGCAAACTCGCCACCGTAGATTTAGAAGATGCGAGCGACAGAGTGTCGCTTGCTCTTGTGCGGCTCTTATTGCCGTCTAATCTAGTGAGGCTTTTGGAGGCCTCCCGGTCAAACTGTGCTGTCTTGCCTGTTACAGGGCGGGCAGTGCGACTCAAAAAGTTCGCACCAATGGGTAGTGCATGCTGTTTTCCAGTCGAGTCAGTAGTCTTCTACTTACTCGCATCAGCATGTGTGGCGTTCGTTACCGGAAAGGAGTTCGGACAGGCAAAAAAGAGCGTTTACGTGTACGGAGACGATATAATCGTACCCGGGCACTACGTCTCGATATTGACATCCGTACTAGAAGATCTTCATCTGAAAGTAAACAAGAAGAAGACATTCAGTATTGGGCCTTTCCGGGAGTCCTGCGGGGTTGATGCAATCGATGGGTATGATATCACGCCCATTAAAATGCGGAGACCCGCACCACGTAGTAGAGATGACGTGAGCTCTCTCATTTCTTGGACTGACATGTCGAACCAGCTTTTTTATGCTGGTTATTGGGTTACAGCTGATGCTGTAGCCTCAATCGTAAAAAGACACGTTAGTTTGCCATATGTCCCGTATCAAAGCGGACTATTGGGGCTTACTGGCCTGTATTCCTTATTGGGAGTTTCGGGTCGTAAGTTGAAATGGGATCGAAAATATCAACATTTAAGAGTCAAGGTACGTGCTGTTTCAGCACCCCTTGATGATTGGGGCTTTGATGTTGCCCCCTTAAATGCGACACTCCATTCCCATCTCTCACGAGATTACTCTGGTCATGATGACCGAGGGCAAGGTTTTGGAAGGAGTTCCGTCAGTACACTTTCACCAGATACCTTAGCAAGTCTGTCGCTGAGGTACCGATTTCAGTGGCTTTTCTAGCTGCTGACCACCACCCG